ATGAGCTTTAAACAGCTGACCCCGTTCGGTGTCAAAGTCAAAATGAAACTGATTGAAATACGGATGACCCAGAGTGAATTTTGTGAGCTTCACAAAATCCCTATGAACCGGTTCAGCGAGATCCTGTATGGAAGCCGTCCTGGTACCAAATACCGGGACCTCATAGCTGCTGTTCTTGACATCAAAGAAGCAGCTTAGAAAGGAGATGAAACATTTTGCCTATGAAATTAAACCGGGCATCCCAAAAAGTGACGGATATCAGAGTCCAGATCGCGAAGGCAGACTTTATGGTCGAATACCTGCAGGCAGAAATCCTTCAAAAGAAAGAAGAAGTACTGGCGATCGAGAACGATATCACAATTTTAAAAGCAAAGCAGCAAGGCATCAATGAAATCCTAAACACCGTGCAGGATGAACTTGAAAAACGTCTGACCCTGTTATTTGAATTACACAAAAAGGATGAAAAAGGCACCGTGCCGGTAGCAACAGCACAGTGCCAGGAAACTAAGGTCGGTTAAAACCGACACAGAAACACTTTAATTCTACTACGTAAACTAGGCATCGACAACCAGGGAAGGAGGAAAGAGTTTGCCTGAAGATATCTTTCTCACAATAGAAGAAGCCGCCGACTTGGAAGGCGTTAAATATAACACCTTATTGCATAGAATTCTCAGGAATCCTGAAGATTTCAACACAAAATCTATTATGGCTAAAAGCGGCGGCAAAGAGCGTGTACTGGTCGGGCTATCTTCCCTTAGTCCAAAAGCTCAGAAAGCATATGCCAAAAGTCAGACGGACGGGATCATCAAGGAAATGATTGAAGATAAAACCTCCGGCAGCGTGCCCTGGTACATGGAAGTTGATCTTAACTGGTATATAGAAAACAACAAGCAGCAGTTTTATGAAGCTGTAGAACTTTGCAACCGGATTGGTGAATTTATCATGTACCGGGGCAATAATAAAACCGAATTTGCAGAAAATCTTGCAAACAGTCTGGGGATCAGTCAGCGGTCACTGTACGACTACTGTAAAAAATACGCCGAAGCTAACGCCTGGGCTGAGAAACAAGCCATGAAGGACGGGCAAAGCCACGATTACTTCAAAGTCCTGGCACTCTGCAGAAAGCCAAGCCAAAGATACAAATTTCCATCCCTTACCCTGGAAATGAGATCATTCATTAATAACCTTTGGTACGACAGAGAGTTTGCCCAGAATCAGGGGACCGTGGAAATGGCTTACACCAGGCTTGAGAAACAGGCTGCAGCATATAGCTGGGGAATCCCTTCCTACAGCACGGTTGCAAGGTATATCCAGTTCGAAATGAATGTCAACATGGGAGAGCCTGTCAGATATTATCAAGCTAACGGGGAAAGAGGCTTTAAGAGGGACAGAATGGTCAAAGCATCAAGAAATACTAAGGCGCTCCCGGTCATGGGCCTGATACAGGGCGATGGACATACTTTCGACTGCTGGGTGAAATACACCCATCCAAACGGTAAAGTATCAGCGATAAAACCGGTACTGGTCGGATTCGTTGATACAAGAACCAGAGTTCTTGTAGGAAGAAGAATCTGTCACCACTCCAACGCGCAGGTGATCAGACAAACGCTCATTGACATGATTTACACCTACGGAGTACCGGAATACATTCTGATCGATAATGGTAAGGATTTTACGGCCAAACAAATGACCGGTCGGAATAGGAAAGATCGTATCAGCTTTGACAGTGAAACAATCGGATTTTATAAGAGCATCGGCATTAAAGATGATACGCGCAGCTTACCCTATCAACCTTGGTCAAAAGCCCAGGTGGAAAGACTTTTCGGAACCATATGCAGTAAATTTACAAAATGGCTGAGCAGCTACACCGGTACCCTAACGGGCCGGAGAACCGCTGCAAAGATCAATAAAGATATTCCAAAGCTCTTAGAAAAGGATCAGCTACTTTCCATGGAAGAGTTTGCAGCCCTATTCGACAAGTGGGTGAAGGAAGAATATCACCAGGACGAACATAAGGGCCTGAAGAACATGAAGGAAGCGTACGGGAAGCCGATCGAGTTGTTTGAAAAGGCCGAAGAAAAATACATCAAAGCTCCCCCGCCCAGGTCCTATGCGGCAATGCTCATGATGAAAGCGGAAAGAGTCCACGTCTACAATATCGGCATCCGGAAATTTGGTTATGAATACAGGGCACCAGAACTTTGTGACTATATTGACAAGAAAGTAGATATTAAATGGGATGAGAGCGATATCACCAGGCTTTATGTCTACACCCCGGAAGGCCAAAAAATCTGCGAAGCGGAAAGCCAGGAACTGCTGCTGATCGCCCCCAAAGTACCGCAAAAGGCTTTGGAAGAACATATGAAAATGCAGAAACAGCAGCTTAAGAATATCCGGGCAAGGGCTAACGAATACACCACTCCCCTGGAAGAACTGGCTGAGAATTACAACGGTCACAAAAGTACTTTCGGGTTTACGATCGGCAATGAGCCGGCGAAAAATGACAAGCTCATAACCCTGCCGACAGATAAACAGTTCCGGGATGACACGATGGAAAAGAAAGCGCGGAAATTGCGTAAAGAAAACGGATATTTCAAAGAGCAGGCTGAAGAAGCCCTGCAAAAATTAAGAAATTTGAGTTAGATGGAGGAATTTAGAGATGGAAGTAGCAGCCATTTATCCAATAATCACCGGCGATCAGCAGCTGATCGACAAGGCTAATGAGTATATCAAGGCTAAAGGAATCAGCAAAGAAGAGTTTGCCAAAGAGATTAGCTATTCAAGACCGGCGGTGTCTCAGTTTTTAAACGGAAAATACGAGTCAAAATCCGGAGATATCAGAGAGCGGATCGCCGCCCACCTGAATATCACCCAGAACAATTCTTCGATCCTGAAACCGGTAGAAATCAAAAAGCCATCCTTTTTTGAGAGCCGGGACGCAGCCAATATTATTGGTGTCTGCAATTCATGCCAAAAGTACAGCGGACTTGGCGCTATCGTTGGCAAGAGTGGGTTTGGAAAAACCTTCACACTTGAATACTACGGAAAATTGCCGAAGGTAGCCTATGTTGTTTGTAATGACGCCATGAATTCCAAGGACCTGCTGGCGAAGATTGAGCGGTCCATCGGGCTGCCAATCGGAACGGGAACCAATGACATGCGTGCCAATAAAATCTGTGAATTCTTTGATATCAACCGGGGCTATCTGCTCATTATCGACGAGGCCGACAAGCTCCTAGGAAAATACACCCAGAAGAAAATGGAGATCCTGCGCGGTATTTTTGACGGGGCAAAAGTCGGGATGATCGTAGCCGGCGAAGAGCAGCTGGAAAGCCTGATTAAATCCTATATCCCCCGGTTTGCCAACAGAATAGAGTTCTACTACAAAATGAAAGGTCTTACAGCAGAGGAAATCAGAGAATATCTGGGAAGCCTGGGACCAGAATTCAGCGAAGACGTAATCCAGGAGATCATCCGGCGCGGCACCAACCTAAGAACGGGATGCTTCAGGCTCTTTGACAGGACATTAAACAATATCCTCCGGATCCTGGATGGAGACGCAAGCAAGCCGGTAGCTCTGCAAGTCCTGGATAAAGCCAGTGAAATGATGATGCTGTAGGGAGGATTTTAGATGAAGCACGGCAAGAACCCGACTAGAAAACAAAAGGTAATGCTTAAGGACTCCGGTCTTAATCCGGAGAACTGGTTGGTAGTTCGAAATACTGCCGGCCAATTGCAATTGATTAACCGAGCAACGGGCAGGCAGCGGGTGATCCTGTATGGCTGAAAATGAGATTCTTGGCAGTAAGAATATTGAACAGCTCAGGGACGCTATTGAGCACATTATAAAGACCTGCAGCCTGGATAAAGAAGAGCTTGTCTATAAAGAAAAAGAGCTGCAGGACCTGCTCCATGAAATAGAGTTTTCCGAGAGCTGCGACAGTAACTACTTTGAAGCCTTTATCTTTAAACTTCAGCAGCACCGGCGGGAACGACGGAAGCTGAAGGATGAACTGTTTATCATAGAGCCGGTCGCGGAGCTGCTTAGAGAAAAATATCCCAACCTGATTAACGACCTTAACAAGGTGCTGGGCAGATGCCGCAAGGGTGAAGAAAACATCCAGAACAGGATCTACACTCCCAGGACAACAATCTTGAGGCAGCTCTTGGAAAATGAGGATTTTAAAGAAGCTTAATGCAAGGAGGGTGTCAATGAGAACCATATCAATTGATATTTCTGAACGGTTGGAAGAGTTGCTGACTCAGTTTCATCATACGGATACGATGGCAACGAACAGGCCCCTTTTCATCGTCCGGGACAGATTGGACTGTTGTGAAGACTGCGATCCGGATTGTGACGGCGAACGGTGTATGGAACATGTTGATAAGTCATTTCATTTCTCTTTGGAGGAGGCCCGAAAATACCTGGTATATCAAGGGCATAATCTTTCAGATCCGTATATTTTTGGTCATTCTCCAGGCTATTCCAATGAAGGAGACTTTATCCCGTTTTACGATCTATTGAAAAGCATTGCCGAAAAGCTTGAAAGAAGGTGAAGGTATTGTCCCGGAAAAAGAACAAGAAAACCAAGGCTCAGGATAGATTCCTACGCGAACAAGAACCGGTTCAGGATATACCTCAAAGTCAGTATTCAAATCCCATTATTGGGTTGGCTAGGTTATTTGAATTCCTTGGAAGCTGCCAAAACTTCCCGGTAAACGTGAGGGCTGCAGCGTGTGTTTCCGGAATTCCCGAAGATGAAGTACGCAGAATTCTACAAGGTTCCCTGTACTATTTTGTTTGGAAAGACGATATTTCAAACTGCCGAACGGCTTAAGGAGGAAAAACGATGTTTAAAGTATGTATTGACCCAGGACACAATGAAATTGGAGCAGATACGGGTGCCAGATCCAAAAATCTGGTCGAGGAGATTCTGACCATATTGATTGCGAAGAAGATTAAAAAAGGGTTGGAAGCCCAGGGTAACTTCACAGTAATAATGACTCGTGAAGGCCAGACTGTTAACGGCCCAGCCACTACCCTTCTCGACTCACTGCGAACCAGGTGCAGGATAGCGAATGAGGCCGGCGCAGATCTGTTTGTATCGGTCCATATCAATGCTGGCGGCGGTACAGGCTCCGAGGTGCTTATCTATAGTGCCGGCGGCAAGGCTGAAGCTTGCGCCAAGATCATGGCCCCGCTGATTGCCGACGCCGGCTCTTGGCCAAACCGGGGAGTCAAAACACAGAACGTCCATGTTTTGAGAGAAACCACCATGCCGGCTATCCTTACTGAAAACGGCTTCATTGACAGCGACAAGGATTATCAGAAGTTACTCAAAGACATTGTCCTTCAGGATATCGCCGACGCCCATGTACTGGGAATATGCAATTTCTTTGGTGTCCAGTTTAGAACTGCCACAACAGCTGCAGCAGCAGTCACGGCATCGACACCCCGGGCCGCAGCGCTTCCTTTCCTGATTATATTCTCAGGTGAAGCTGAATACCGGGTAATGCCCTATTTACAGGAAGTCATGAAAGCCCCGGCAATTCCCCTGGCAGCCATTTCTGAAACAGTGGTCAATGCGTCCCAGAAGCTTATCGGGATCGGTGGAGAACCTGAAGATTATGTGCTCGCCGGCAAGAAACTCACCCTATACAAGCATTTCACCGGCAGTGGCCGGATAGAGACCGCTGAAGAAGTGATCAAGGCCGCCAAAGGAGGAGTATCATGAGCCAGCTGGATAATACCCTCAAAAGAGAAATCCTTGAAAGATCCTGCAAAGGTTCAAGGAAGACGAAGTGCAAAGAGCAGAAACCCTGAATGATATCCTCCGGGTTCTAAGATCAACCTGCGAGAACTGTCCACACCGTACCCGGAGGCCAGAAAGTCTGAAGAACGCCGAAACATGTTAAGTGATATCGAAGGAGAATCTTAATTTTAAGGAGGGCGCAAAAATGCCAATGACCGCTAAAGATATAACCCAGTGGAACTACGTTCCGGTTAGAAAAATTCAGGAAATGCACAATCTGACCGGCGCTTGTTTTGAAATCAAAAACGGTACAATAATAGATTTTTTCTATGAAAATAAGGCGGAAGGAGCAAATGCAAATGGCTAAATCAACAAATGTTCGAAACAAAATGATATCCAAGAACGGCGGGATAACCATCCCGTCTGACATCCGGCGTGAATATAACAGCTTCCTTGGGGGTGAGGCTGTTGATCTGGAAGTCCAAGACGGAAAAATCATCCTCTCCCCTCATACCCCAAGGTGTATGTTCTGCGACAGTATTGAGGATGTCAAAAAATTTGAAGACCGACAGATTTGCGGGGCATGCATTGTCCGGATGTCAAAGGAGGCGAAGCCCAGTGACTGAAAATAAGATCAAGGCCATGGTGGATGAAATTGCCAAATGGTCAAAGCTTTCTGATGAATGCAAGCAGGAATTAGAGAGACTGAAGGGTGAATTTCAAAAATTAGGGGCCGATGCGCTCAGCGATACAAAACTCAAACAAGTTGAATTCTGGGGAACCGGCAATGCCAAAGTTGTTGTTACCCATAGTGAAACTGTCAAGGTTTTCTCTCATACCTTCCTGCTTCAAACGCTGGATCAGTTGCTTAAAGATTTCTCTAAAGAAAAAATAACCTATGAGTACTCTGATCCGTTTAAACGTATTCTGGCGGCTATCTGCCAGGGAAACTACGTAGAACAATCCTTGGATGAGGCGATCTCGCAAATTACCGAGGATGACAAAACTAAAAAGGCCCTGAAAAAGAAACTGAAAGGCAATTGGGAAAAGGATATTCAAACCTTGATGAGCCTCACCAGTATGAAGGGAAAAGAAGCAGAACACTATGCATATTTCATCCGGGAAATCATTAACTGGGAAAAGATAGTTCACCTTTTAGAAGCCGCCGGGCATCATAGGAATACCAATGATTTTGACATAGCGCTTAAAGCCATAAAACATGCTGTTATCGTTGAAGAAGGAGTAAAAGTCGGGATCGAAACAGATGAGGTGGCCTGATATGGCCAGAGCAGTATTGAAAGATCGCAACCAAATGATCAGACAGATCTGGGGGATGGCTAAAAACGACCTGGGCATGACTGAAGATGATGTCAGGGCCGCAATGTATCAGGCAACCGGCAAAGAAAGTATGCGGATGTGCGATGACAAGGAACTTTACCAGATATTATGCCACTTGGGAAGAATAAAGGATTTGCAGAACACCCCGCCGGGTAAAGCAACTCCCCAGCAGCTTTGGAAGATCCAGCAGCTGGAACAAAAGCTGGGATGGACCAATAATCCAAAACGCTTAAGAAAATTCATGGAAAAATACTCAGGCGTTGAAAAGCTGGAATGGCTGGAATTTGAACAGGCATCCGGGCTGATTGAATCTCTGAAAAAAGTGCTTAGACGGGAAACACGCAGCAAGAAAGATTCGCAAAAAATCCTGCAAAAATGTTGAGCTTGACTTTTCCCTTTCAAATCCTGTATAAAGGAGGTAATTGGTTTGACCTATGAAGAATGGATGGATGAGATAATAATCGAAGACCTTCCCTCTTGCTATAGAGAAATGGTTGAATTGATAGGATTCTCGAATACCCTGAAGCTTGCCGATAAATACCAGGGAACCGGATTTTACTTTCACAAGCTTGACTCAGCCATCCAGGAAGCCCGGAATAAAAGGATCAAGGCAGAGTTTGACGGAAGTAACCAAAAAGATCTGGCAAGGAAATACCGGTTATCGGAGGTATGGATCCGGCAGATATTAGCTGACCAGGGATATGATGAAAACCAGCTCACCCTATTCGAAAATGCCCAAGCTTTATAAACTAAATTTCTAAAGTACTTTTCTCGAAGACTTAAGTCTTTGCAATATACAATCCCAGTATAAACTGGGATTTTTTATTTTGCTTAAATTTAAGGAGGAATGCCCGATGCCGGCGGAAATCACTACCCTGATAACCCAAGTATTATCCAATCTGGCCCTTGTAATTGTTGCCCTTTTGGGAGCGTTGATCTCTTTGTATGTCAAGAAAGGGATTAAGAAACTCCAGGCCGAGACTCAAAAGATTAATGATGAAGCAACCAGAACTGTTTTTGATGCTGCGCTCAGCAGGTTGAATGATGTTGCCTTAAAGACGGTCAATGCGATTGAGCAAACGACCAAGAAAGACATCCTGAAAGCTGTAAGCGATGGAACGGCCAGCCGCGATCAGTTAAAGAATCTTGCTTTTGATGCTTATGAAGAAATAGTAGCAACTCTCGAACCGGAATACAGGAATCTACTCGAAGGCTCGTTGGGTGACGCCCAGACCTATATCATGAACCTGATTGAAGAAAAGCTTGAGGAAATCAAAACCAAGAAATTAGTTATCGATTTGGGGAATACCTCCCCTGAAGTAACCGTTTAGGGGGATATTGATGGACGTCGAGCTGTACAAAGTTGCTGTGGGTGTCTTGGTCGGAATTCTGTCATCGGGACTGGGTATAATCAGTTATTTCGTGAAGGACACACGTTCCAAGATTGATAAAAACATCGAAGAAAATGAAAAACAGGTTGAAAAGCTCCGGGATGAATTTGCGGCATTTAGAGCATTCCTTCCCCGAGAATTTGTAATGAGGGACGATTTTATCCGTTCTCAAGCATCCCTGGATAATAAGGTAGATACCATTAGCAGGGATATCCTGGACATAAAAGAAAGCATTGGAAAACTGTTTGGAGGTGAAGGAAACTGTGCTAATTGATGCTCGCGAAATCAGAGGCAGAATACTCAAAATCTTAAATGTCGATTACAGCAATGGCGCTAACGATCGGACGATCGGACTGACACTCAATGATATCCATTATTCGGTATCTCCCGCCGAAAAAGATGCCCATATACAGTTCCTTATCGATCTGGGTTATATCCAGGCAGAGGAAATTAAGAACGAAAAAATGGGCCTGTGCATGAAGGTGCTGAAGCTCACACCCAAAGGTAAAAACGTCGTTGATGGATATGAGCCGGCTGATCCCGGAGTGAAAGTCAAATGGTAGACAACAGACGAAAGCACCATAAAGTCACCACATTCCCTAGTGAAATCAAGGAAGCTGTAGACCGGCAGCTGGTTTCCGGTAAGACCTATAAAGAAATTGTTGGTTGGCTTAACCAAATGGGCCATAATATCGGGATGAGTTCAGTCCAAAGATATGGGAGCGACTTTCTTACGAAACTGGAAAAACTCAAGCTTATCAAGGACCAGGCTAAAACGATCATCGACAGTAACCCGGAAACGCCGGCCACAGAAATGGCCGAAGCGGCCAACCAATTAGCGATTCAGCTAATCACTGAAAAACTGATGGAAGTTGAAAACTTGGACGGGGCAAAGATTACTGAAATATTCAAAGCATTGGCCCTTCTGGAACGCAGCGCGACCTCCAGGGAGAAGCTCAAATTCGAGTTTGATAAAGGTCTCAAGGCAGCCACCAATAAGGTTAAAGAAATGCTCCAAAAAGAGATCGAGGGCGATCCGGATCTCCTAGCTAGGTTGATCCAGCATGTGGATGCCATCCAAAACCGGACTGCGGAAGGTTGATAGTATGGCAAATGAAAACCTATGGTATGTCCTTCAGGTCCGTACCGGGAAAGAAGCAGATATCAAAGCCAAGATTATAGAAGAGTATGCGGCTATCTCAAAAGACCACTACCGGCCCATCGCATTGGTTCCGGAAAGAAAGCTGATCGAGCGAAGACAGGGCCGGGAGTTCCGGATCACAAGGACCATGTTTCCGGGATATGTTTTTCTGAATTTTGTCCTCAATGACTCAACCTATTATCGAATCAAGCAAATACCGAATATCATCCGGTTTCTGGGTACCACTAGGCCAACGCCGGTACCGATCGAGCAGATGCAGCCAATTCTTAGAATGTGTAGCCTTGGAGAACTAATCGATATCTCGAAGGTCAGCATCGGCAAAACAGTGGAGATCGTCGAAGGCCCGCTGCAGGGATATGTCGGGAATATCGTCAGCATTGATAAACGCAAGAAAAGAGCCAAAGTCAGATTCCAAATCTTAGATGAAACCAAAGAAATTGACTTAGGGATTGAGGTTGTAGGCAGCAACTAACCCCCTATTCTACATTCAGCAGAGTAATATTGCAGACTGTTGCGGCGTCGTAATAGAGCTTTGCGATTATTGTTTTAAGAGCATACCGGCACTTTAAGGTGACGGATGGCGAAGCTATGCCAAATTGGGGGTGTGGTCTTGGGCTTACTTAACGATCTTATTAAACAGAATAAAACCGAAAACGAAAAATCTCATGAGGATATTCTTGAGCTTAAACGGCTTATTGGTGAATATATCAACAAAGATGATTCTCCTGAAAGAGTAAAGATCAGGCAGGAATTCTTAGATGGGAAATCTTTATCAGGGGAAACCGGGATCCGCAGGAAGCTTGGTGCCATCGATCTTGAATTCTTTGGCCGGGCATACTTCCCCCACTACTTCTTCCGTCCAAGTCCCACCTTTCATCGGGAACTGGATCAGATTTGGCATAACGGAGTTTTAAAGGCGTCATTTCCTACTTCCAGAGAAGAGTCTCAGACCATCAGCAGGATGAAGGGTTCTAAGTCAGCTTTGGCCGCCCCGCGTGGTCATGCCAAGTCGACAAATGTAACCTTTAAAGATACCATCCATGCCGTGGCTTACGAATACAAGCATTATATCCTGCTTCTCTCCGATAGCTCCGATCAGGCGGAGGGCTTCTTAAGCAATATCCGGGAAGAGTTTGAAGAAAACGAAGCCATCCAAGAAGACTTTGGCGATCTGTCCGGTAAGATCTGGCGTAATAATGTCCTGCTGACCGTGACCAACATCAAGATCGAGGCGATCGGCTCCGGTAAGAAGGTCCGTGGACGGAAACATAAAAACTGGCGTCCGGATCTCATTATCCTGGACGATATTGAAAACGATGAAAACGTCCGTACCCCTGAGCAGCGCAAGAAACTGGAAAACTGGTTTTACAAGGCTGTGTCCAAAGCCGGGGATGATTATACGGACATTGTTTATATCGGCACCGTCCTTCACTATGACGCTCTGCTGATGAAGATACTCCGCAACCCGGGTTATATGACCATTAAATACCAGGCGGTTATTTCCTTTGCTGTCAATAAAGGCCTTTGGGACCAGTGGGAACGGATCTATACCGATCTGGCTAATGAGCAGAGGGCAGCCGATGCGCAAGCCTTTTTTGAAGTGCATAAGGAAGACATGCTGGAAGGCACCAAAGTTCTCTGGGAAGAGAAACTTTCCTACTATGACCTGATGGTCTCCAAAGTGGACGAAGGTGAAGCAAGCTTTTATTCTGAGTTTCAGAATGAGCCGATCAATCCGGACGACTGCCTATTTAATGAAGAATGGTTCGATTTCTATAACCCTTATACGATTGACTTCAAAGTTGGCTTTACCTTCTTTGGCTTCGTGGATCCGTCGCTGGGCAAGAGTAAAAAGTCAGACTACAGCACGATCATTACCTTAGCCAGAGAGGATAGCACTGGGTACCTTTACGACCTTGACGCCGACATCGAGCGCCGGCATCCGGATAAAATCATCCTGGATGTTCTGGAAAAAGAACGCTGGCTGCGGATAACCTACGGTAAAGGATACAAGAAGTTCGGCTGCGAAACCAACCAGTTCCAATTTTTCTTAAAAGAGCAGCTGGCAAAAGCCAGTGCCAAAGCTGGATTATACCTGCCGATCGAAGAAGTCAACCAGACAACGAACAAAGAGCTGCGCATCGAGAGTCTGCAGCCGGATATTAAGAATAAGTACATTAAATTCAACCCGGCTCACAAAACCCTGCTTGAACAGCTCAAATTCTTCCCGATGGCGGCTCATGACGACGGTCCCGATGCACTGGAAGCTTGCCGGACATTAGCCGGTGGAAACAAGCGCAAACTGAGGACGTTAAGCAAACGCCTGTTGGGATTGTAACCAGCCCCATATTTGCCCTGTAAGCTTTTGAAAATACAGGGGGTAACTTACCTATGTTTAAAAATTGGTAACGCAAAATAACGCGGATTAACGCTAAATTAACGCAGGTTGATAAGGAGGGTAATCCTCATTATGGATAATATTGAAAATTTCCCACTAAAACCGCCACGGATTTTTCTGTCTAAAGATACGATCATGACCCCGGCGCTTCTGGATCAGCTGATTCAAAAGCATAAACTGTTTGCTCTTCCCAGATACAGACTGCTGCAGGAATACTACGAGAAAGAGACAAAAATCACCAAGCGGAAAATAGCTGATCCGGAAAAGCCGAACAATAAATTGGTCAATGACCATGCCGGATATATTATCGATGTGGCCAGCGGCTATTTTATGGGGAAATCGGTAGATTATAACTCCGATGATGAAGGCTTGATTCAGGAGCTGGACAACATATTTAAAGCTTGCGATGAAGGCAGCAACAACTATGAAATAGCTAAACAGGCTGGAATCAAAGGTCACTCCTACGAATTGCTGTATATCGATGAAAATGCCCGTCCGCATTTGAAATGGCAGGATCCAAAAGAAACCATTGTCGTATATGACGACAGCATTGAGCATGCTATTTTATTCGGGATCCGGTACTACTTGACGGATAACCTTTTGACAAACACACAAAAAGAACATGCTGAAGTTTATGACGCCAAAAAAATCCACGCCTACAGCAAAGAAAATGACGTCTGGGTTTTGACTGGTGAAAAAGAACACTACTTTGCTGGTGTTCCGATCATTGAGTATCTGAACAACGAAGAGCGTCTGGGGGATTTTGAAGGTGTCCGTACCTTAATTGACGCCTATGACAAAAGCGAATCTGATACCGCCAATGATACAGAATACTTTACAGATGCTTATTTGGTGCTGGCTGGTTATGGAGATACGGACAAAGAAGACATAAAGGAAATGAAAGAAAACAGGGTGCTTCTGGTGGATAAAGAAGGATCCGCGCAGTGGCTGATTAAAGAGATCAACGATGCATCGCTGGAAAATACCAAAGACAGGCTGCAAAAAGATATCCACCGGTTTTCAAAAGTTCCGAACCTCACGGATGAGGCTTTTGCTGGGAATCTTTCTGGCGTGGCCCTGGGATTCAAACTTTGGGGCTTGGAGCAACTGGCTACCATCAAGGAACAAAAATTCAGGCAGGCTATCCGGCAGCGGATCCGGCTCATCGTTAGCTTCTTAAACCTTAAAAAAGGCACCAGCTATGATCCGGAAAAAGTCAGAATGAAGTTTTACCGGAACATTCCTAAAAACGTCCTGGAGGCCACCGAGATTGTATCCAAAGTCAGCGGTATCATCAGCCGGGAGACCCAGCTTGAGAACCTGCCGATCGTTGAGGATGTCAAGGATGAGCTGAAACGCATCAAGAAGGAACAGCAGGAACAACTGGACGGACTGGGCTTTGATACTTCAACTCAAACTGACCAATCAGAAAATTCGTCGGCAGGTGAATCCTAATGGATATGAAGGATCAGTCCCGTGATCGGGCCGAAGAGTATTTCCTGAAGTCTGAAAAGGACCTGGAGAAGATCAAACGTCTTTACCAGTTATCCCTTGCAGATATCGAAAAAGAACTTTCTAAATTCTATGCCCGGTACGCTGTGGAAAATCAGATCAGCCTGGCTGAAGCCCAGAAAGTACTCAATACCAAAGAGTTAAGCGAATTTCGTCTGAGTTTTGAAGAATACCTGGCTATGGCTCAAATCAATACAGACGGCAGATACGCTAAGGAGCTGGCGAATCTCAGCAAGAAAGTGCAAATCACCCGGCTGCAGTCCCTCCAAGCTCAGATTCAAATGCAGCTTGACGGGATGTATGAAAAGTATCAGGAAGAAACAGCCGATATTTTGGGAAGTACCTATGAGGCGAACTATTACCGATCGATCTATGAAATCAACTCCAAGCTTGGCATAGGTGTGGACTTTGCTTTATTGAATCCGGAGCTGGTGGAAAAAGCGATCAACTTCCCTTGGTCCGGAATGAGTTTTTCCGAAAGGATCTGGGGGCAGAAAGACCGGCTAGTAAGTAATATGCAAAATGTCATTTCCCAGGGGTTGATTCAGGGGAAGTCGATCCAGAAGATGACGGCGGACATCTCAAGGAGGATGGAAGTCGGTTACGCCGACGCACACCGCCTGATCATGACTGAGACCAGCCGTGTAATCAATCAGGGTACCCTTGATGGATACAGAAAAAGTCTGGTTGTAGAAATGTATGAGTACCTAGCGGAATTGGATGTGCATACGTCGGATATCTGCCGGGGGCTTGACGGTCAGAAGTTTAAAATATCTGACGCTGAGATCGGGAGTAATTATCCCCCCACTCATCCAAACTGCCGCAGCACAACTGTTGCTTATTTCGGGGATGATTCAGCGGCCAGGGTCGCCAGGGACTTCACGGGTCAAACCTATAACGTGCCGGCGGGTATGAAATACCAGGAATGGTACGATACCCACGTTAAAGATCAGGTTTCAGCCTGGCTACGAGAGCAGGATCCCAAAGCCCAGGAAAAGTTCTTAAAGGGTAAGCAAAAGCGGATTCTCTTCCAGGCGGGGATCCTTGAGGAAAAAGATTTCCACAGATCCTTACAGGAACTGCAAAATAATGGTATACTAACCATAACGGACGGCACTGTGAAACACGCTTCCAAAGGCGTTTTTACTGAAGTTGGACATCGCCTTAAGGAAGGCGGCCATGGACAAGACAGTCTGGACTACATGAAAAAGCATAATATCCAGTATAATCTTACAAAGACCTTTTCAAATGGGGTCCGGATCGGCAATGTTCCTGGTCATAAAAACAAGTTTAAAACAAAAGGTGACGGCCAATCATGGTTTCCAGAAGACTGGCCCGAGGATAAAATCCAGATAGCCGGTACGTACGTTGCCAACCAGCGAAAGCCTGGGGAACGTAAAGTATATGCAAATTATGAAAATGTGAGGATTGGTGTTATCTTTGATGAGAATGACAAAGTAACAACAATCTTCCCGGACTTCAGTCAGGATGATATTAAGAAATGAGGTGAGGATCATGGTGGATAGTGAAAAACTTAAAAGACTTATTCGGGAGTTCAGAAAGCTGGATATTAACGATCCCGCCGCCTCTGAATACTGGGAAGCTTTCATTGAGGAATTGGGATCAGAACATGAAACTATCGAATTTTTATCCGGGGCAAGTAGTGAAGACTTGTTTATATTAAGCTCGGTATTTGATGATCTGTCTTTAAAATTCCAAAGCCCAGAATTTATCAAATTTCTCAAAAGCCTGGCTGAGGATCACCCTGCAGCGGAAATGGATGTCGATATTCAATTCGCGGAGCAGACTCTTAACGGCTAAGATAAGACTATTGCTGAATCCAATAAAATAACGTTATATTATTAAAGCCCTTCGAGGGCTTTTAATAATGCCCTTTTAAGTTTAAAGGACTGACGCTCTATGCGAAGGTCTTTTTATATTTCCCAAAAAAGAAAGGAGAATTCCCATGAGTGAGACTCAAACTACCACCCAAGTACCAGGAGCAGCCAATCCGGAGGGAGCAGCAGCTCAAACCTCCGCAAATCCTAACCCTGGTACTGGCCAGCAGACAGATAAAACCTATACCGCTGAGGAGCTGGCACAACAAGTTCAGGACCAAGTCCAAAAAACCCTTGCTACAGAAAGAGAAAAATGGGAAAAGGATTCTGAAACCAGAATCTCCACAGCAGTTGCTACGGCCAAAGACGAAGCTGCCAAAATGGCAAAAATGACGGATGATGAAAAAGCCAAAGCCGAGTTTGAAAAACAGAAAGCGGATATTGATGCTAAAGCCCAGGCTCTGGCGATCAAAGAAATTCGTATGGATGCTGCTTCCGTGCTTACTGAGAAGAAGCTTCCTGTTGAGGCGCTTGATTTTGTAGTCGGAAACGACGCAAAAACCACCACGGAAAACATCGATAAGTTTGCCAAGGTCTTCAGTGATGCGGTCCAAAAGGCCGTGGAAGACCGCTTGAAAGGCACGACTCCCAGTGGTGGATCCGGCGGCGGAGCAGACACGTCAAAAATGACCGACGATGAGTACTACAAATGGCAGGCTTCCCAGAAGAAGTAATGAAAACTGCCTAAAAAAACATGGAAATTAGAAAGTGAGGAAAAAACACTATGCCAAATGAATATGTTACCATGCAAAACATCGCCCGTGAGGGGCTGCCGATCCTGGCAAACAACCTGGTATTCCCTAATTTGGTTTACCAGGATTATTCCGCAGACTTTGTCGGCAAAGGAGATACCATCCAGATTGAAAAGCCGCCAATCTATGAAGCAGATGAATTTGATGAAGTTGCCGGAATTCAGATTCAAGCCACTTCTTTTGGCAAGGTACCGGTTACCATGGATAAAGTCGCAGACGTCTCTGTAGAAATTTCATCCAAGGATCTGGCTTTGAGCCAGCCGGAATTCAACCGCAAGGTTACAGAGCCGGCCATGGTCGCTCTGGCTGAGAAAATCAACAAGGACGGTCTGGAGGTGTATAAGGATATTCCTTACTACAGCGGAGCAGCCGGAACCACACCAAGCGCAGTGATTGACTTTACGGAGTCCAGAAGAAACCTTACCTTGCGCAAAGCTCCGGATCTTCTCCGCCGGGCCGTATGGGATCCGTACGCTGAAGCTAAGTTTTTAGAGTTGGAAGCCTTTATAAACGCCAGTAAATCCGGTACGACAGAAACACTGCGTAATGGAGCGATTGGCCGGGCTTTTGGTTTTGAAAACTTCCAATCTCAAGCAGTCCGGACGCATGCTGCAGGCGGGTATACGGCACTGGCGGATGTTTCTGTTACTGCCGGAGCCGCCGGAGCGACAACGATCACTCTGACAAGCGCTGCAGGTGTCAACATAACCAAACTTCTCAAAGGGGATCTCTTGAAGGTGGACGGTCATACTTATGTCGTCACCGAAGATACGGCCAACGCGGTTGCCGGAGCGATAGCCGCCGTTAAGGTCTACCCGGCGCTTCATAAAGCATTTGGTGATATGGCTTCAGCTGCGGTTACCTTCCCGGATGTCGCGGCCAGAGCGCATGTGGCCAACTTGCTTTTCCATCAGAAAGCATTCGCCTTTGTTACCAGGGCAATGCCTATTCCAGCAGGGATGGAAGCTTATGTTACCAGTTATAATGGAATCACCCTGCGGGTAGTCCAAGGATATGACATCAAATCTAAAAAGTTCCTCATGTCCTTTGACGTACTGTACGCCTACAAAACGATCTATCCGGAACTGGCTGAAATCCGTCTGGGATAAAAGCCTTTATAAAATATTTCGGGGCTAGGGGTCTTCCCTGCCCCTCCATTGAGGAGGAAAAAGCAAATGAAATGCCCGTTTTGCAAACAAGACTTCAGTGATAATACGGCAGAATTTCATATTCCCTGGTGCAAAGAACAAAAAGCCGCCAACAAGAAGGCAGCAAATACCGGGGAAAACAAGGATCCTGACGGCAATCAGAAAAACAAAAAAAACTCCGGTGAAAATGTAAATACTGCTGGTACTGGTGAGAATGTCAATGCTGAGCCTACGGTTGATCCTGAAAGCGGTACCCAAAACAACGGAGAAAATTCTACTCCTCCGGGAGATCCGGAAACCAAGTAGGTGTAAACCATGACAATACTAGAAAGACTGAAAGGCCGTTTGGGGATCACGGATGAAACACAGGATTTTTTGCTCAATGACTACATTTCAAGCTACACCGATGCGGTTTTAAACTATTGCAATAGAGAAGACCTGCCGCTGCGTCTAGAGTATGTTGTCCTGGATCTTACTGAACGCCGATTTGGCCGCCGTGGCAGGGAGGATATCCAGTCGCTTTCCCGCGGGGATTATAAAGTATCTTATGCGATCAGTCCCCAGGAAGCTCAGGATGAGCTGCAGCCGTACGAAAAATCCTTAAACAGGTTCAGGAAGGTGAAACTCCTATGATTGAACCGATTGAACTGACCTACACTGATCGCTGCAGCATCTGGCGGGAAGTAGAAGAAACTGACGAATATGACGAAACCTCTTTCAAAGAAACGCTCATCGCTGAAAATATCCGATGTGCCCTTTCTAAAAAGAATCTCGCAAATATTTCTGCAAAAGACAACGCCGCCAGCCTGGAATATGATGTGGTCCTTTTCTGTAATCCTGCCGTCGATATCCAGACCAGCGACGTAGTCAAGGTAACCCGCTTTAGTCGTGAACAGCGATTCAAAGCGGGTCAGCCTGTACTTTATGACTCTCACCAGGAAGTAGGGTTGATTGTTCATGACGACAAAGTACGAGTTTAAGGGAATGGATGACTGGGAAGATGATCTAGAAAGGCTGGCAAAGAAACTGCCTCAAGAGTTGGAAAGGTTCCTGCTCCGCCTGGCGTATGAACTGCAGCGCCGGGTTAAGTTTAAAACCCCGAAAGAAACCGGCTATTTGAGAAACTCCTGGCAGATCGGAGAAGTCACCCGGCAAGGGGATCGCCTGCAGATAACCGTCTATACCAATGTGGAATACGCCTTGTTCGTGGAAAACGGCCACAGGCAGACCAAACGCAGGGTCCCAATTACCGCAAAGGACGGCACGGTCACTATGGTAACGCTCAAAGAAAGATTTATCGAAGGTAAGCATATGATGCAGTTTGCCATTGATGAGCTGGAAGCAATGCTTCCGGCCAAGATGCAGGAACTGCTGGAGGATGTGATGGCATGATCAGTTTTAAAGCAATGCAAAGAGCAATTACCGCCAAGCTTACAGCTGCGGTACCGGGAGTCAAAGTCTATACAAACGACATCGAAAAGCTTAACCGGGAGGCTTTTTTTATTGCTTTCCTTCCAGTCAGACAGCTGCCTGTAGATGATCTTCATGTCAATAAGGTTTTCCGGACAATCATTCGTTACTTCCCGAATTTGCAGGATAAAATGCAGGACAGAATGTATGAGGTTATGGATATCCTTAGTCAGGAGTTTACCACGTTAAGGGTTGAGGACCGGGTTATCACCGTTCATGAAGAGACGGAAAGCAATATCGTAGACAATATCCTGCATTTTAACGTTTCTTTTGAATTTATCGATCTTATCGGATCCGAAGAGATAAATGATCCGATGGAAACTTTGGATCTAAATTATGAGTTAGGAGGATGATTACTTTGCCTATAGGATTGCCTCAAATTGACATTGAATTTAAGAGCCGGGCTGATACAGCGGTTCAACGAAGTGCCAGGGGTATTGTGGCGTTGATCTTAAAGGACAATACCAATACAGGTTTTGATACGAAGGAATACAGCAAATTTGCTGATGTCATTGCGGCTGATTGGACGGCCTCAAACCTGAAATTTATTGAAATGGGGTTTCAGGGGAGTGCTTCCAAGGTCATTTGCGAACGGTTAGCCACCAACGCGGTGGACGACAGTGCCGCTCTGGAAAGGCTGGCAATTAAGAAGTGGAACTATGCGGCCATTCCGGGAGCTACTGCCGCCGGCGCAGCTGTGGCAGCATCGGCAGTCATAGGATCCGGAGATAATGGAACAGTGACAGTCACGGTCGCCGCTGCGGGCCGAGCCGGAAACACCTACACCATACAATCAGTGACAGCCGGGAATATTTCAGCAAATATGTCTGTTGCCTTAAATGGCAGCCAATTGGTGGTCACACTGGGAACCGATGCCGCAGGCGCTTTGGATCCGGCGAAAAACACAGCTACTTTAATCGCCGCCGCCATTGATGCACTGGCTCAGTTTACAGCAGTTGCTTCAGGTACCGGAGCCACGGCGCTGGATGAGCAGGAGGCCCAATTTGCCGGCGGCGTGGATGCCGGGGATGTGGTCAGACATTTTGCCTTGTCCGACTGGATTAAGGATCAGCGAAACAACAAGAAAAAGACCTTCAAAGCAGTGGTTTACAATGTCCCGGCAGATCATGAAGGGGTTATTAACTTTGCGACTCCCCAAGTGACAATTGATGCTGCCACGTATACCGGAATTCAATACACTGCCAGAATTGCCGGTGTTCTGGCGGGTCTGCCACTGGATAACAGTGCAACCTATTACACTTTGGACGAAGTTGACAACTTTCAGGAAAGCCTGGATCCGGACGGCGACATTAACGTCGGCAAGCTTATTCTGGTCAAAGATAATGGTGTGAGAATTGCCCGTGAAGTCAACTCCAAAGTGACATTTACCACGGCCAAAGGTGAAGATTGGCGGAGCATCAAAAACATTGAGGGTATGGACATGATTACCGAAGACATCCGGGATACCTTCAAGTTAACCTATACTGGCAAAGTCCCGAATACTTACGCCAATAAAATGATCTTCGTCTCTTTTATCAACTCCTACTTTTTAGGGTTGGCCGGTACTGTTCTGGATGATGAATATGACAACCTGTCAGATATCGATACCGTGGCCCAACGGGCATGGCTTATTGCCAGTGGTGTCGACGTCACAAATTTAAGCGACATGCAGGTCCGTAAATACAACACCGGAACCAAGGTATTTTTAGCGGCCAATATCCAGCTTTTAAGCGCCATGGAAGATTTGGCCTTTGTTATTGAGATTTAAGCGGAGGTGAAAAACAATGCCAACAATAGACGGCAGACGGGTTTTATCCGGGACGTATGGCCGGGTCTGGTACAATGGCGATCTTTGGATGGAGGTCCAGCAATTTGAAGCCAAGGTTACCGCCGAACGTGAGGACGTGCAGATCGGTCTGAGTATGGATACCAAGATTAACGGACTGCGCGGAGAAGGAACGCTTCGGCTCCTGAAGATCTATACCCGGACCAATAAAACCGTACTCGAAGACTGGAAAGCCGGTCGGGATCCGCGAGGCACATTAATTGGGGCCATTGCCGATCCGGACGCGGTCGGCGGCCAGGATGAGCGCATTCAAATCGACAATGTCTGGTTTAATGAGCTTACCCTGTTGTCTTTTGAAAAAGGAGCCGGTAAAACTGAGCAGGAAATCCCGTTCGGGTTTACCCCGACTGAAACCAGGTACCTGGATACCATTGAGGTTATGTAGCTTCTAAAAAGTACTTTCAATCCGAGAGGAGTTTATGTATGAAAACCAAAACAGCAAAAATAACTGTTTCAGACCTGATAAAAAACGCTGATGCCATTCGGCAGGAGAAAAAACAGTGCAAAACAAAGGAACTTTACGTCAAAGGCTTAGACGGGGCGATAACCATCTCCCAGCCTACTGACGAAGTCATTGAAGATGCCTTGGAGCTACCTGGCAAAGAAGGAGATCGCTATCTTCTGTACAACTGCATTGTAGAGCCTAACTTGAAGGATAAAGAACTGCAGGCCGCTTTTCAGTGCAAAGATCCGTTGGATATAATCCATGCTTTGTTTACGCAAAGCGAGATTCGCGCCCTGTCTTTGGCAGCGCTGGATCTGGCTGGCTATGGTGATGGAAGGGTCGAAGAAATAAAAAACTCATAACAGGTGATGAAGATCTTTACCTTCTCCATCACCTGTTTAAGAGATCCAGTGATCCTTTGGAATTGAAGGCCCTTCCCCAGAGGATCCGGCAATTGAGTTATCGGGAAAAGCTTTTTTTGCTGGCTCATTTTGAACTTGCTAATGATGAAAAGAAGCACGAAATGGAATATATGGGATTGCAGCAATTGAAGGCGATTAAAGGACTATTTTCACGATAGTCCTTGTTTCATAAAGGGGTGAGACTGTGGCTAGAAAAATGGAAGGTCTTATTTCGCTTCGAGATAATGCCTCATCTGTTCTGGACAAAGTCCGGCGTAAGCAAAAACAATTTAAAGACGAAGTACAAAACACCGGAAGCGTTCTGCAGAGTGTCTTTGGCAAGGATATCAAAAACAAACCTGTTTTGAGTGCTCTGGCTGGAGTGGAAAAAGGCGTCCGGAAAGTCGGCAGTGCGGTAAAGACTGTCGGCAGCATGGTAGCCAAGCCGGTAATTAAAGTTAAGGATCAGGCCACAAGTGGGATCAAAAAGATTACCGGCTCTCTGAAAAGCCTTAAAGGGTTAGCTGTCGCAGTCGGGATCGGAGCCGCCATCACCGGGGCTTTGTCCAGCGGGGCCATGTTGGAGCAGCAGCAGGTATCGATGCAGCATTTTATCGGTGTAAATAACGCCGGTATGAGCCAATCTGCCGTACAACAAACCTCTGATCAGTATTTGAAAGACCTGCGACAAAATGCCAACGTCACCCCTTTTGGCACAAGTGAAGTGGTATCTGCCGGAAGCAGGGCGATCAATGTCGCCGGGGGCGATACCAAAAGCGCTATGGAAATGGTCAAATTGGCTGAAGATATGGCGGCGCTGAACCCTGAAAAGTCCTTATCTGATGCCATGGAAGCTTTAGCTGATCTCAAAGTCGGCGAGACTGAGAGAATGAAAGAGTTCGGCTTTAAAATCAGCCAGGACGACATTAAAAACGCCGGCGGGATTGACAGTGTCATCCAAAAACAATTGCAACCTTTCTTCAAAGGCGGCGCTGAAAAACTCTCCACTACCGGGGCCGGGCTTTTTTCTAATATTACTGGGCAAGCAGGAAGTCTTGTTCAGGACATGGGATTATCAGCACTCGAAGCACTTAAACCTGTCATGCAAAGCGTAATTTCCGTGATGGATCAATACGGTCCGGCAATGTCCAATATGGCGGCATCTGTCGGAACAGGAATTACCACGGTTATTCAGGCTGTAGGCAGGCTCAAGGATTGGATTAGTGAAAAGTTTGGTTTTATCTTAAATGATACCGGTAACCTTTCTAAAGTCGGAGGCACTGTCCTTTCAAATCTTGGAAAGGTATTCAGTACAACATGGAGCGTCCTTTCCCCTATCCTGGATGGAGCAGTCAATATTGTCCGGCTTCTTTATGAAACTTTCATGTGGGCTTTTCCGGGGATCCAATCGGTTCTCAGTACTGTATGGGATGTCGTGGGACCAATATTAGAAAAACTGGGATCAGGGATTGGTTTTGTGGCCGATAAGATCGGCAATCTGGCTGATTGGGTAGCCAGTAAACGCAGCGGTGGTAAAGCACCTGCCAAAAACGCTTTGGGAACATCCTACTTTTCAGGCGGTGCAACTTGGGTGGCAGAGCATGGACCGGAGTTAATCTCATTGCCAAGTGGAAGTAAAATTAGCACGGCTCAGCAAACCAAAGCAATGTCCGGGGCGAAAACTCCAACGGTTATTATCAATATCAACGGCTCGAATTTGACTCCGGAGCAGGTCATCGGTGTTTTGGTACCGCAGTTGAAGATTGCTATGGCGAATATGTAAGTCGGGAGGAATTATCGTGAGGAAAGTCTATATCAGTACGTACAACCGCAGTCAGGTGATCCTTCTTCCGGTTCCTCCTGAAGTTTCTCAATCTAATCCAAGCAATAATGAGGTGTTCAAAGCCGGTGGTGGTGAGCTTAACTTGCCCGGTATAAAGGGACTGAAGCAGATCACGCTAAAAGGATTCTTCCCGGCTTATCAATATCCATTCGTTCAGTCTTCGGCTTATACGCCGAATGGGCTTGTGGAAGTGCTGGAAGGGTTTCAGGCTAAGCAAGAGCCAATCCGGCTGGTCATTCCGGAAGATAATCTGAATTTGCCTGTCCTTATTGACAGTTTTGAATACGAAAAGCAAGCGAACAAAGACATCGAATATACGCTGAAGGTTTCTGAATTCAGAATTCCGGGGGTGTAAGATGGCAATTAAACTCTATGGATTGGGAAACGGAAAGTTCAAGCCGGTTTATGCCGGTAACATTGCCTGGCAAAGCGCAGCGGATACGCTCGCTCAGCAATTAGACTTTTCAGCGTCGGTTGGTACCGCTCTTTCAAAGTACTTTTCCCAGCCGACGCTTGGGGTTGGTTCAATTGTCAGTCTGCAAGGGAAAAATGAGATTTTAAGAGGTATCGTGATCAAGGAAAGCCGGACTGGAGAACTGACGAGATCATATACATGTTTGGATTTTGGGTTTTATCTGGGGAAAAGTCAAGGGATCTACCAGTTCAATAAAATGGCGGTCAAATACGCCATTGGCAAGATTCTTGAGGACTTTAAGATCAAACATAACATCTCTAATGAACTGTATAAGGTATTTGTCACAAAGATTTATAAAGATGTTGTGATCAGCGATATTCTTAAAGACCTCCTGGATCTGGCCTTTAAAGAAACCGGCAAGAAGTACATCATGGAAATGAGGGGAGATACCTTCTTTGTCATTTTGGACGATGCCAGCCTTAAAATCGCGCCAAAGATCAAGCTGGCTGCCGCCACACCTGAAGTAGTTATTTCAAATACGATCAGCAGCCCGACACGGGAATTGAGTATTGAAAACATGAAAAACATTGTGGTGATTACTTCCAGTGATGAGGATAAAACCGGCATCCTGGCTGAGGTTCAGAACGATGCGTTAATCCGTAAGTTTGGCCGCTTGCAAGAAGTGCAGAGTGTTTCAGATAAAGATAAGGCTCAGGCAAAAAACATGGCTCAAAACTTGCTGGTTGAGCTGGGAAAAGTTGTTGAAACCAGTTCCTTTGAGGTCGTTGGGCATGAGGACCTGCGAGCATACCGAAGGCTTGATGTCAACGAACCAATTACCGGGCTTACAGGAACCTTCAGAATTGTTACAGCCAGTCATAGTTATTCCGAAGGGATTCATAAGACGGCCCTCCAACTTGAATTAACCTAAAAAGGCTGGTGATCATATGGCAGACGATATTAATGAACTGGCAAAGATTTTCAAAGGATTACAGAACAGGCCCTATTCAGGACCTTCAATCGGCACTGTTTTATCTCCCCCGCCCGATCTGAAAGTCCGGCTGGGAGATAAAATCATTCTTACAATGGATCACTTAATAGTCCCTGCACGTCTTTGGCCGGATAATGTGCAAACGGTGGATCTGGTAGGAGTCATTTCTGATGGTACCCTAACATTTAAGAATACTTTAGTTTCAGGGGATGAGGTAATACTTCTCCCCAGCGCAAACGAACAAAAGTATTTCTTAATCGATAAGGCGGTGACGGACATTGCTACCTGAAGATGCGGGTAATACAGTGACTGTGATTAGTGAAGATACGCAAGAATTATTGCAAAAAGAAAGTTTCCAGTTCAATTTTGCGTCCGGAGAATTTAATCTGATCGATGGCAAATTGGTTTCAGTCTCCGGCCTGGATGCCCTCAAAGTTTGGATACAGAAGATCATTAAGACGGAAAAATTCAACTTTAAGATCTATTCCCGAGACGGCCAGGAAGAGTACGGTGTAAGCATCCGCGATCTGATTACCGGAAAGTCGCTTGACAGGGATTTTCTGAATGCTGAGTTAAAACGCGAACTGGATCAGGCTCTGTGCAGGAATGCACTTATTGAATCCACTTCAAACTATCGGTTGGAGCAGGTCGGGCGACAGTTAAAGGTCACCTTCCAGGTCAATCTGGTAGATAACCTTTCTTTTGAACAGGTGGTGAATTTTTAATGGCTGATGATAAAGACACAATACAAGCGCGCATGCTTTCGGATATCCCGGATCAGTACGATAAAAACGAAGGATCCTTCTACTGGGATAACACCCGATCGGTAGCGATTGAACTTGAAAGCAAGTACAGCGAGCAAGAAAGCATCCTGGATCAAGGCTTTGCCGAGACCGCTGCAGATGTTTATCTGGAAAGAAAGGTTGCAGAACAAGGGATATCAAGGAAGTTGGCAACGTACGCCAGTGGAACTGTTAAAATTACTGGTAATGTTGGGACAACAATAGATGCTGATATAAAGGTTGCCTCAGATGCTTTAACTTTCACTGTTAAGGAAACGAAAGTAATTCCTGCGGCCGGATATGTGGAAGTACTGGCCCAGTGTGATACAGCCGGCAGCTCGGGAAATGTCCCAACGGGAGCAATAAAGTCTTTCCCTGTGACCATCGCTGGGCTGACTTTAGTCACAAACGAGCAGCCCTTTACCGGTGGTTATGATGATGAAACAGACGAAGCCCTCAGAAAAAGATACTTTACGAAAGTCCAAAAGCCAGCGACATCGGGGAATGTTTATCAGTATGAACAATGGGCGGAAGAAGTTTCCGGAGTTGGCGGAGCTAAGGTCTTTCCTTTGCATGCCGGGCCTGGGACGGTAAAGGTCGTAATAATGGACGCAAATAAAAAGGCAGCACCCTCTGCTTTAATAACCGGTACCGATGAATATATAGAGTCGGTGAGGCCGATCGGAGCCACGGTCACCGTCGCCAGTGCTACAGAAGTGGCGATTAATATATCCGTCACGTCGGTTTTAGCCGAGGGTTTTACCATAGAGCTGGTGACACCGGCGTTGGAAACGATGATTGAAGAATACCTTCAAAGCGTTGCTTTTGTTGGAACCATGGTCAGTTACGCGATTATCGGGAGTAAGATTCTGGAGACTACCGGGATTGAGGATTATTCAAATTTGCTGGTTAATGGTGGGACAGTGAGTATCACCCTTGGGGATGAAGATATTCCAGTTCTGGGCACTGTTACAGCTGCACTATAGGTAGGGTGAGTATATGGGAAAAGTAATCGATAATATGCCCAGTTATTATGCCAGTTCAGTGGTAATGACAAACTTAACAGATGCTGAAGATAATGAATTGACAAGGTTTGACCAGGATATTCAAACAACGCTGGATCAGTTTTTTGTCAATACTGCTGAATACACGCTGAACCGCTGGGAAAAAGAATTCGGGATCAGGACTAATCCATCAAAGCCTTTGGCTGAGCGTCGGGCTGTAATAAAGTCCAAGATGCGCGGATCCGGAACAGTCACTGTTTCTCTTATTGAAAATGTGGCCGAAAGCTATGATGGTGGAGATGTTGCAGTTACGGAGCAGCCTGAACTCTATCAGTTTACTGTTACCTTTGTTGATACCAGGGGGATCCCTCCTAACTTGGATGATCTCAAGGAAGCAATTGAGAAGATTAAACCAGCACATTTGGCTGTGATCTACTCATTCTCATATCTTGTCTGGAATGAACTGGATGCCAAAGCTTGGACATGGGATTACCTTGACGCTCAGAATCTTACATGGGATGAATTGGAGGTGTTGCAATAATGCCGGAAAATAGTGCTAAATTAAACATTCCCCTGCCTTTAGGAAATGAAAGTGTATCGAGACAAGCAATCCGGGAAATGTTTCAGGCTGTGGATGATAATGCGACACCAATTGCTGATAATACAAAGCAAATCCCTCACCTGGGAACTACGACAAACAACGGAAATGATTACAGTGTAACGACTACTGAAAATATTCTTGCCAACCAGAAATTCACCGTCACATTCAATGCCGCTTCAACAGGAGCTGCCACGCTGAATGTGTCCTCTATAGGAAGCACCAAGGGAATCAAAAAGCCTGGTGGAAATGATGCAAGTATCAAAGTGGGCGTTTATACCTTATTCTATGACGGAATAAATTTTCAGTTATTGGGTGAAGGGGGGGAATATGGAACAGCTGCAGCCGCGCAGGTTCCAACCGGTTATACCCTAGGGACCGAAAACGGTATTATAAATGGATCCATGCCGAATAGAGCAGGGGAAACAGCAGCTTTATCAAGTGAGGTATCTGGAACAACTTTGAAACTGCTGCCTTCTGATGGGTACAGGGATGGTGTGGATGACAAAGTAACAATTACTGATGCTAACTTTACGGAAGCAAATTTAAGAGTTAATAAAACTGTTTTAGGGAAATCTGGAGGTACTTGCTACGGGTCTGGTGATGAAATTCCTTGTACAGCTTTATTCCCCACTAACCCTTTACCAATAATAATCGCTGCAGTAACTATCAGTACAAGCTCTTTTATATGCGACGCTGGTATTATCGACCCTTCTGATAATAAATGTATATTTTCCTATAATGTTGGTACAAGTGAGTATAAAGTTGTAAAACTTAAAGGTAATTTTGTTTTAGATTCATTATCAGCATCAGTTTATGATTACCGTGTCGACACTGTAACAAACCCGATAAAAAATTTATGCCGAATCGGTTCTACTATGTTTTGTTCTTATTTGGGATATCTTAACACTTTTAATCCATCAACAGGAGTCAAAACAGCCACAGCCATAGGTGCAGTATACGCTGATACTGATGGCGAATATCTATATGTTTCCAGTGGTACGACATTTGCAAAATATGATGTTAATTTAAATTTACAATGGTCAATAACCGTTTCCCACAATCCTGTGGTTAAAATGTCTTTCAATGCTAACTATATTGCTTTAGCAAATTCAAATGATGGTGTGTATACCTTAGTTAATAAAAGTACTGGAACTATACACTGGTCTGTTGATTTTGGTTCAGGAGGTGCAATAGTACTTGGCACAGACTGTTTTTACGCCACTACAACATATGGTGCTTCTGGTGTTGTTAGAAAATACACTCTAAGTGAAGCAACGCCTGTAATAAACACCTATCTTTGGACGTTAAATTCTGTGCCTGGCTATGATTTATTTATTGCGCCAACAGGACAATTATTTAAATCTACTACCGGAGGAAGTAGTGGTATGTGTGGCGGTGTGTGGAACGAAATCGATAAAATAACTGGTACAGCTAGTTCGACATCGTATATGGGTACAGGGGATAATTACAGTTATGTTTGTGAACAAGGTAAATATTTGTTCGTGACATTAGACGTTACCGGTGCAACAACAGGTTTATTTTGTAAACTATTATTCAATTATAAATTGCTATAGGGGGTAAAAATATATGGGATATTATATTAAAGTTGATGAAAACCAATCAAATAAGATAGTCTATTCTATTTCTCAGGATACCTACAACGGTTTATCTGAAGAAGATAAAATATCTTTAGGAAGTATATTTTTAATTGATAATATACCTGAAGCACCTAGACAGGTTGGAAAGAATGGGCATACTCACTGTGACCCAGTGACTAAAGAATTTACTTTTTCGTATACCGACATACCTTTAACCCAAGAACAAGAATTAGTTAAAATAAAACAACAATTAGGAGAGATTCCCCCAATCACTTCCCCTTCAACCTTGCAAGATTACCAGACAAACAAAATGTACGAACTTTCAAAAGCCTGTGAAGAAGAAATTCTTGCAGGTTTTTATTCAACTGCAAGGGGGATATCGGAATGGTTTACGAACAGCCGGGATGATCAGAATAACATCATTGGTCAAGCCGCCCTTACTTCCCTTAATCCGGTGATTACGCCGCAATGGAAATCAGCGGCAGAAAGCATCTGTACTGATTTCACCTTGGCGCAGATTACGCAGCTGGCAACCGATGGGGCGATCTTCAAGACTGAACGGATCAAGACATTTGAGACTTTGAAAGTTGCCGTAATGGCCTGCACTGCGATTGCAGAAGTGGAGGAGATAACATGGGTGCAAAAAGTCTGGTCTTAGGATTGTTGATGGGTATGGTTTACTTCACGCTTGAGGGGTTTGCCAGGGGATGGACAAATATATCAATGCTCTTTGTCGGCGGGATCTGCGCGGTATTAGTTGGCCGGCTAAACGAAAAACCCCGGTATTATAACCTGAAAATATGGCAGCAGGCCTTAATCGGGGCGGTCATTGTTTTGGCCGTAGAATTTTGCTCCGGGATGATCTTAAATGTCTGGCTCGGCCTTGGGATTTGGGACTACTCAAACCAGTGGGGAAATGTTTTAGGCCAGGTATGTCCAAAGTTCGCATTATTATGGTTTGCATTGATGCCGTTTAATATTTGGTTAGATGATTGGTTGCGGTATAAGTTTTACCAGGAAGGAGAGTTGTACAGTCTTAAGGAAATCTATCTGGAATTGATTACAGCTCAATAGACTCAAATGGTAACATTGGAGCTGCGTAATAGACGCATTTTGCAAATTAGATAAATGGAAGAAGTGTCAAAAGTGGAGGAAAACGAAAACTTTATCCATAACAAATACGGATACTGCTTCTATTTTATGAGCCATATAAGAATGGAGGTGAGAGAACATGAAAGAATATATCGGAGTAAAGTTAATTAAAGCTGAACCCATGAATTTGATTGATGCTGAAGAAAAGCTTCAGAGAAAAATTAAGCCTGGTAATGAACTGGGTTATTTTGTAATTTACCAAGATGGTTACACGAGTTGGTCTCCAAAAGAACAATTTGAAGAAGCTTACAGGGAAACTGATGGAATGACCTTTGGCCTTGCAATTGAGGCGGCCAAACAAGGATTTAAGATTGCTCGTGCGGGATGGAATGGCAAGGGAATGTTTGTAGTTTTAATGGATGCTTTGAAACTTCCACCACATTCAAGCCAGGAACCTGGTGCAAAGGTAAATGATCGGACGGCAAAATATATCGGAGAAAATACTCCCTTGAAAAGCCAACCTTACTTTGCAATGTGGACGGCACAGGGAAAATGGCAGCCTGGATGGTTAGCTTCTCAGGCTGATATGTTGGCTGAGGATTGGATGGCTACAGTTTAATTATACGAACTAATTAAAATACCCAGGGATAATTGATTTTTATTCCTGGGTATGGTACATAAAATAAGTAATAAACAAACATATTCAGTAAACTACTTTTGCAAAAACGGGTGCGAATTTTTGCGAAAATTTTTGCGAAGCTACAATAAACAATATTGTAATTATTTGTGATAAAGAAAATAATATAATAACATTTAATAAAGAATTTTTCATTACGTCAGGTGCAATCGAGGATGAATTAAAGGGCTATAATCTTATTGATTTATGTAATATGCTTTCTGTTGACCCCAATGAAGTAATGGGAATCAAAGAAAGATTATTGTCACAAAATGCCGAAAGATTTGAATTTTCTATTCTTAACTTTAATCAGGAGAAAAAAATCCTCACCGGCAGTCTTTCACCGGTCTCCAACGTTGAAAATGAAATAATAGGATATATACTTGTGGCCAGCGATATTACTGAAAGAGAAGAAATTCGCAGTCATATGGAACAACAGGAAAAACTGGCGGTACTTGGGCAGATGGCAGCCGGAATTGTTCATGAAATAAAAAATCCTCTAACAACAATTAAAGGATTCAATCAAATAATACTTAAGAAAACAAAAGAAGCTTCTACAAGAGAATATGCTGATATAATCGAAGATGAAGTAAATCAGGTAAATACCGTAGTCACTGACTTTCTGGCTTTTGCCAGACCGAGGAAACCATCTCTTAAAGAAATATCGATCAACGAGTTGTTTAAATCAATAGAGATCATGATAGAAACGCAGCTTTTTATTAAAAGAATTCTGTTTGAATTAAAGCTTCCTTCAGTCGAACATACTGTATTGGTAGATGACAGTCAGATTAAACAGGTTATCATCAACATTATTAAAAATGCCATAGATGCCTTGGAAACCGTTGAAAACCCGAAGCTCAACATCAATGTAAATTTCTTGAAAAACAACGGTGAAATGAAGATAAGCATTAAGGATAATGGCAGGGGCATCTCCGCTCAGGACATAATGAAATTGGGAACTCCCTTTTTCACGACAAAAGAAAAGGGAACGGGGCTGGGGTTAAGCATTTGTTATCAGATTATTAAGGAGAACAACGGTATAATAACCTGCGAAAGCAAACTGAATGAGGGAACAACATTTAACATCGTGCTTCCATGCACAGAAAGATGTCAACTCGGAACAGACACTCTCCCCTTGGATAATTATTTTAATATCCACTGCTTTTCTGCATCGACGACTTCATCATAATCCAAACAGATTTTTTACTTCAAGCGCAGTGTTAATATCCATGTTGGTCAGCATAACCAGTTTTAAATCATTTTTTTCTTCAGGTGTCAGCTCTTTATATTGACTCAGCACGCCTGCCGCTTTTTCCTTGTAGGGATAACCGGGATCCTGACTCAGACTGTTTACTGTACTTCTCATGGTACCGACAATCGCTTTTTCATCAGAGGTTTTAACCTTACCGTATACTACTCCCAACTGGCTTTCAACCTGTTGCAGAAGAGCATTTTTTTCAGTGTCAGTAGCCTGTTCCTGTTCGACCTCCTCATTCGAAGAATTATTACTGTCATTACTATTGCTGCTGTTGCTACTACCAATATTATCGTCAATGCCATTATTGCTGTTATTTGAAATATTATTGTCTGACTGTCCGGCAGCCTGGTCTCCGGTCTTTTTTATGCCAATGATTACTTTTCCTTCAGAAATCGTAAGGGTTGTGATCTCCAGAGGAAACAGTATCTTTTCAAAAATAATGCTATCGTCTGTTACTGTTACCCCTTTACGTTCCGGGTTTCTCAGTTGGTTCAAAAACAACCCTTTGGGCAGTGGTATCCGGCCCACTTTCAATACCTGAGGAGTGAAGATTACGTTCCCTTCGCTGAGGGTCAATTCCCCACGGGAATATATCTGCATCATGACGTTGGCTTTCAGTGAAGAGGTTACATACATTTCGACCATTCCATCTCCCGGGCTGACATACAATTCATCAATATGTGGAATGGAATTTTTACCTGTATAAAGATCAATTATGCTGTTGATTTCCGCCTCTGTTAGTTCAACAGTTCCTCCCTGCTTTTCAGCAGCCCGCAGCTTTTCGACCACCTGAACAGTGGAAGCACTTGCTGTTTGAGGAATATCCTGCTTCAAAAAAAGAAAACCGCCAACAATAATCAAAATTAAGATAAGAATAGCGGCTATAATCAGTACAATTCTGCCTTTTGTCAT